GTCTCTGGCTTCGCGGAACATATTGGCCTGCTCTTGAACACGCCTTCTCATTACATCAGCACCGCCGCCAGCAGGAGCAGTCCCATAAGCCTCGCCAAGATTTACTGTTCCAACAAGACCTTCTTGCCTCTTTCTGTACGCCTCAAGTTCGGCCATCATTCTTGTCTTCTGTGCGTTCAGCAGATTTTCTTCGGCAACAAGACCTTGACCAGCCTGCATTGCTGTCTGCTGTGGCATAACTGGACCAGATACATCAATGTCAAGCGGTGCAGATGCGGACGCAACATTCCCAAGTCTTTGGCTTATTCCAGCCCTTTGTGCTTGGTTTAGATTTAGCGTTTCTTGAAGCTGGCTTGTTTTTTCAGCAATGTCTCCAGCAAGCCTAGCCTCGTAATCTGGTTGTGATTTAGCTTTTTCTTCCTGCATTTTTTCAACGCTAAGGCGAAGTTGTTGCATTCTGAGAGCATCCTCTTCGGCTTTCATTGCCTTACTTGCACGATATGCTCTAATGCTATCCATCTGCCACGGCATAGGAATGAGTGGATCATTCGGGTCTAGTGCCATAAATTATCCAATCTTTGAATCCATCCACTTGCGGATGAGTGCCTTAATTTTAGGCTTGTTGCGTATTGACTTGGCAATTCTCTCGCCATACTCAATGTAATAGTTTCTCAGATTGTCAGATGCCTTGGTCAACATCCACTCGCGGAACTGAAGCCACTTAGGATTGTCTATGCCGTAAACTTCGCGAGCAACCCAACAAAATACACCAGCACTAGCTAACGCTCCAAATCCTCCCGCAAGATCCTTTGCACCGCCAGCAAGTGTAGCAAAGTTTTGGAAGCCGTTTGGCTGCCTAGAAATTGCACCAACCTGCGCACCGTAAGTGCTGCCCTGATAATCCGCCAACGTATTATAAATCCCAGCCGCATTCTGCGCGCCAATAAATCCAGCGTTAGGATTGACATAGGCATACGGATTGGCGGCTGAAGGCGTGGCTTGGAAGCCACCAGTAGATTGAGGTGCGGAGGCAGCAAGGTAATTGTTAAGAATATTCTGCTGTTGTCCAAGACGCTGTGAGGCCAAGTTGTACAGCGTAGGACCGCTTGCAATAAAACCTTGAGCCGCGCCAAGGCGAGACTGAGTAAGTGCGTTACGCAATCCAACATCACGAGCAATTGCGTCTGACATGCTTTGACCAGAAGCCAAGAATCCTTGGGCTGCACCAAGGCGAGCCTGGAGTCTTTGCTCCCCAGCCAATCCAGTTGTGACTGCTTCCTCTACGGCTGGTGCAACACCAAAAATATTGCCTCTGGCAGTCTGTGCTGCCCTTGCAGCCTGTTGGTACTGCCTCTGCTCTTCCGCACCAAGCTGTGAGCCTAGCGCAACTTGACTAGCAATCCGTTGTTCAACATCACGCCTAAAGGCTTCTGTCTCTGGGCTGGTCGTTGCCTCAAGAGGAGTCTCAGCCATAGCTTGGTACTGCTTGGCAAGACCACGGACAGTTGCGCCGATAGTAGGATCAATCTCATCAATCTGTTTTAATGTTCGCTCTTCTGGTAGACGGAGAGATTCCCTAAACTGCGATATTGCACCAGTAGCTTGCTCGCCAGATACGGGCTGATAATTTTCAAAAAGATTTTTTGCCTCAAGAGTATCTTTTTGTGCCTCTGCCAATTCTGAATTTAGGCTATCAATTGATTTCTGTGCTTCGGCACGCCTAGGGTCGTTTGCTGGAAGATCGGACAAGAACTGGTTGGCTTGAGCAATCTGGCTTTGCAGATCGGTTGTTGCGGCTGTGCCAATATCATACAGGCTTTTATACTCATTCTTTCTGGCCGTGTTGATGTCATTAAGAATCTGATCGTCTGTAACCTGAGAGTTTAGCTTCCCAGACAACGCATCAGTTCCAAAGACTTTATTGGCGCGAAGATTTGCAAGCCCAGTATCAACCTTGGCAAGATCGGCGGCCCTTCCTCCAATGCCTTGAACAACATCAGATAGGCCATATCTAGTAAATGATTCTTGAAAGCGAGGAGCTAGGTTTTTTGCATCAGTGGCAAGGCGGGTGATTGACTCTCTATCAATACGGAGTTTTGAATATGCGGCATTCTTGTCCTTGTTTAGCCTCCACGCTGCATTTGCTGCTGCCTTTTCTGGGACAGTAAGAGCATTGTATTCTGGAGTTCCAGGGATGTTTCTGGCTTGCTCTGCCGTAATTCTTCTTTGAGCATCATAATTATTGATTGTCGTATCTACGTCATTGATTCTATCAATAATGCTGCGCTGATTTTCGCTGATGTTTTTACCAGCAAAGTCCCTTACTGTTCTGCCTAGTTTTTGAAGGGTTGCCTTATCCGCATCGTTTATGTTCTCAAGCCCAACCGATATTGCAGCCTCAAAAGCTTTCGAGTAATTATTAACAGCTTGTGTGAAGTTCGCTGGATACTGTGAGACTGTCTCTATTTTAGGGCGAGCTTCTTCAAACCTTTGACCCGCCTTTGCGATGTCATATTTCAATACTTGCTGGGTTATGTTTTCAAGTTTTCCAGTAACAGGATTTGGTCTTTGTCCAGTAACTACTGTTCCAGAATAAGCAAAATTGGCTGGATCTAGTTTGTACACATCCTTAATTAACTTCTCTTCTCCGCCAGCTACGTTGAATTTACCCTTGGAGTCAATAAGCGACTCCACATCCTTTACTCCAAGTTCCTTAAACCTTGCGGCTTCGTTGGCCTGCTTTATGTCGTAACCGTTCTTTGCAAACTTTGTGTAATCCAACCCAAGCGACTTTACTGCATACGCTTTATTGGCTAATGGTATGTTGTAGGAAGCACCAGACTTAAATAGGGTTGGGTTTAGTCCTAGATTTGTTTGTAGGTATTCCTTCCTAGCTCCAGCTAAATCTGCTTTATTTGCTGTCGTGACATAAGCTTCTGGATTTGCTAATTGTGGCAAATCCTTTTTGATTGCCGCAATGGCTGCAAGTCTTGCCTTATCTGCTGCCGCTTGCTGTGCTGCTGTTGCCATATTAACTAACCCCTACTCTTGGAAGATTGCTCAAGTAATCAACATTACCTATTCCCTGCGATTGCTGTACATTCTGAGGTACAGCACCCATGGGAGATTGGCCGTAAAGGCGAGCGAACTGGACTGCGGCTTGCTGACCCAAGCCACGCTGAGTTGAATAGGCTTCTGGAGACATTTCAAATTGACGGCGCATGGCCTCCAAAGAGCGTTGTGGGCCAAGCTCGCGCTCAACCTGTAAGCCAGCCTGTGCTGATCTTTGCAAGTCCAAGGCTGACATCTGGCGTTCTAGTTCACGCTGGCGAGGAGAATACTTCTCGCGCAACCTTTGTTCCAGCGCAGCAATTTCTGGCTGTTTCTGGATATAGGTCTCAAGGCTTGAGCGATAGAAAATATCGTTTGCCGTTGCCGCTTTCAGCGGATCGGGCGGAGGCGGAGGCGCAGGAATAGAAGGACCGCCACCCATTAGAGTAAAGCCTTTCGCATAAATGTCATATAGTCGTAACTCCTTGGTTTGCCAGAACGATTAAAGGTGATCCGCTTGCGAGGACCGAAACGCTCCCAAAGGAGCAACAGCAAGCATCGTAAGGATTTAGCACCTTTTGAGGAGATAGTCAAATCCACAAACACATTCTCACCATCTTCAGTATGCTCATAATGCTTAGGCTCTTGCCCATCCTTTAGACACCTAGCCAGAGCCACTCCAGCTATGCCATCCTTATCCTCTACAATGCCAACCATGCCCTGCTTCTCAAACCAGCCGTACCACTCGGCCAGGTTAGGCCACATAGACTCCGGCACGCCACTCTCCTCAATGTACTCAACAGCCGTCATATCGTCTTTTGCACCTCAATGGTATCAGGGTTGGCGGCTGCGGTAATCTGCCTAACCGCCATCTTGTTTGCCTCAGAGGTAACACTGATGTTGATTAACCGCCACTTCTCGTATTTGCGCAGATCAGAAGCAATGCGTTTCTTAATCGAAGTAGGCAGAACGGCTGGCAGGACAAATGGCAGTACCAAAACGGTGCTGGCAATGTTTAGGTTGGGCTGCACTTCCACATCGCCAACATCGCTGTCCCGCTGAATGGCAATAGTAGCATTGCTAGAATACGAATCATCAAAGATGATCTCGAAATTGCTACCATGTTTTTGAGCAAATGGATCGCCAAAGTCCATATCGCGGGTACGGACAGACGAGCTAAAATCAAACGTGCCAACGCTTGTGCCGTTGGATTGTATGCCAAAGTCCACATAATCTGCTGACGTAGTTTGAGCTGGTGTCTTGTATCCGCTGTACTTGTTAATCTGGCCGGTGGTCAATTTCATCATTAACCGCAAGCCTTCGCTTTCAAAATTGGTCAAGGCAAACTGCATTACCTTCGGTGTCCAAGTTCCCTCAAACGCTCCCAGAATAGTGTTATAGACCAAGATCGTATCGTTAAAGTTATTGGAGCCTGTAGGTACGGCTAGTAGATACCTATTGTCGTAGTAGGCCGCAGTGCTAATCCCAATCTGCGCTGTATTGATTTCTTGGATTACGTCCTTAACGACCTCCGAGATAGGCAAGCCAACTGAGGTAAAGTCGTCCGACGCAGACCGAATGAGCGA